AGGCTACAAAATAGCGTGTTGCGCGTCTTGCCATTCTCTCCGATATACGCCTTTTTAGACAACGAGCCGTAAAGCCAAATCTTATCACCATAATCAAGCGTTTGGACTATCTTTGCAAGTTCGCTGTCTTTATCGACAGTACACCAACATCGTTGCTGTTTACGCATTTCGTAACCGTCTTTGCGTGTTATCTTACGACTTGCGCCTACTACTCGGAATTTAAGCGTTTTCAGTCCGTATTCGGGCAGTTCAATTTCGCTTACGATACCGCCGTAACGGTCTGCTATAACTTTTGCAACGCCGAATAGTGCCGTAGCGAATTTACTTGTTACTTTTGTTAGTAAAAGATTTTGGCTCATAACTTAAACTGCCTTTTTTCTACGTTTCGGTACAAAGCCGTTTTCAAAGCGTATTTCCAAGTCAAATACCGAATATTCTTTCTTAAAAGGTCTGTCGGTCTTGCTTTGTAATTCTTTCAATCGTTTCCAATAAGTCGGCAAGCACCGCCAAATATTGTAGAGTTCCCATTGATTTTTATTTGCGCAACACCAACACGAAACGCGGTCAAGAATATCGTATAAATCAATACCTTGCTCTTGCCAATTCACGCCGCTATCACGGCAATATGTAAGGCAATCACTTTCAGTCATTCCCCAATCGGCAAGCGGAAAAAGTTTGTAAGGCTTTCGCTCTTTTATTAAGCGTTCCGTTTCGTCTGCCGCTATGCCAACATAGCACATTGCGTTCTTTGCTTGACAGTATGTATCAAGTGCTTGTAGTTTTGCCGTAGTTCCCCAACGACAGCAACCACCACACCACGAATAACCTTTATGCTCGTTCGGTTTTCCGACATTAACAGGTTTTTCAAACATTGTGTAGAGAAACGGACATTGCGGTTGAAGTTTGGTACAATGAATACCTTTTATTTCTGCATAATTCCGTAACCGTTCCCAATTATCGTAAATCGCTTGAAATTCCATTCCCGTGTCGTAAAATACAATCTCGTTAAGCGGTTTGCTTTCTTCTATCAAGCGCAAGACCATTGCCACACTGTCTTTTCCGCAACTACAACTTGCTATGTAATATTTCTTGTCGTTAGGCATTTTCCATTCTCCTAAATATCGCAGTCGTCAAACGGGTTTCATTCTTCTTCTCCCAACAACTCTACAAGTCTTTCATGTCCGTATGCACCTCGCGTAAGTTCCATTACTTCGGCTATAGTCTTTTTATCGTCCCATGTAAAACCGTTCTCGGCAAGCCACCTGTTTGTCCCACTCTCGCACGCACCTGTTAAAAGACGGTAATCCGTCGGCGTTATGTAACCGCTCTCTTTCACGCGCTTGACATGTTCGCTCACGTCCTTAGTCTGCATAATCTTAAACTCTAAGTCCGCAACGGCTTTCTTTACCGTTTCGCCGTGCGCAGTAATACTATTTTTCTCCGCAACGTACTGCGTGACCGTTTTGCCGTTCATGTAATCTTCAAAATATTGCGTTTTATAAATCGTAAGCTCGCCCGTCTTCTTTTCCGACAAAAGCACCATTATGTAGCCGTCAACAGGTTTAACTTTGACAAACTGCTTATGCCAAAGCATGTAAAAGTGCTTATCCGACAATACGTTATCTTGAAAATCCTTGTATTCCTCGTTGCCTATCTGCGCGGCAAGAGCAAAGCAGGGGTTGCCATCGTTATCGTATTCTGCTAAAGATATCCAAGTGCCTTTTTTCGCTTTAATGTAAGATTTATTTCCGCAAGCAAAGGCTATACTGTGTTCACCGGATGCTTCTATCTGCGCCCAGTCGCCCGACGAACCTATCCGCGCACTGTTGCCCGACGAACCTATCCGCGCACTGTTGCCCGACGAACCTATCTGCGCACTGTTGCCCGACGAACCTATCTGCGCCCAGTCGCCCGACGAGTTGTTATCCGAGGTTTCTCTCTTAACAACCTCTATACCGTCGTTTATAAAGTCGCGTAACGTCAGTTTGGATATAACCTCTTTGCTCTTAACGTCAACCTCATAAATATCACTGAATTCACAATCTTGCGTTAAAAGCGGCACATTATCCAATAAATCCCACGGATTGTTTTTTATATCCGCGTCGGTTATATTTTTAGCTTTAGTTGTATAATATTTCTTTTTCATTATTCATTTACTCCTTTAAAACTTTTTTCAAATACTCTGCTTGTACTGCCTTTATCGTCTTAAATCCCGCCCATTCGGCTGCAATGTCTATGCCTCCTATCTCTGTGCATAAGCTGAAATGCGTCAAGCTCATAACTTACAACTCCTCGTTCAGTTCAGCAAATGCAGCATTAAGCGCATCTGCTGATTTGTCAGTAACGATTTTATTTAAACCTGTAGATTTATCTTTTCTTGCATCTTCCCGATACCACTTTAATATAGTGGCTTTAATGTTAAATGTAGCTTTCGGATTCTTCTCTTTAAACGCCTTAATACGCTCTATGTAATAGTCGCAGTTATCTTTTCCTATCTTATCGCACAGTTCTTTATAGTCACCGCCGGCTACTACGTTAGTAGTAGTATTTATATTATATTTACTTCTATTAGTCGGGGAGCTTTCGGAGAGCGTTCCCCGACTACTCCCCGAATATTCCCCGAATTTATCGCAGTTGGGCATATCTCCCCCTACCCCCACGTTAAGCGGGGGCGGAAACTTGCTTTTTGAGGGTTTCTCTACCTTTTGCCACCTTTCCCAACTTGTCATAAAGTAATATTCGATGCCATTAACTGAATAGAACTGTACGGACATACACCGTGCTATTTCCGATAGGGCGGACTTGATGTCGGCAACTCGTCTATTTTCGTCGTATGGGAAGGTTATATTCTTTATGAAAGTCGGGTCTGCTCTCCCACGTCCTTCATCGTCGGCGTGGCTGAAAAGGCTTATAAACACTATTTTTGCAACGTCACTCAACTGCGAAAAATCCTGACTTTCCCATATCTCGGGACTTATCATTCTTTTCCGCGCCACTTGCTATACCTCATTAAAACGGTAAGTCGTCGCCTTCAAGAGGTTTCAGGTCGCTCAATTTCTTCTTTGCCGACTTTTTAGGCGGCTCTTCGGGTTCTGCGGCGGCGTTTGCATTACTGCCTATAAATTCCACCTCATCTGCTATAACTTCCGTTACGTAGCGTTTATCGCCGTTTTTATCATTGTAGCTCCGCGTTTGAATTTGCCCGCTTAACGCTACTTTCTTACCCTTAGAAAGATATTTACCGCAGTTCTCGGCTAAGCCGCGCCAAGTGACTATGTTTATAAAGTCCGCTTGCCGCTCACCGTTTGCATCGGCATACATACGGTTTACCGCAATACTGAACTTACACACCGAAATGCCCGACGGCGTTTGCGCAAGTTCGGGGTCGTGCGTAAGATTTCCTACTAAAACACATTTGTTCATTCTTTATCCTCCTCTTTGCTTTTCAGCTTGTACACCTTACACAGCTCTTTGTTTAGCTGTACCGTCTCCAAGCCGTATTTTTTTATAAAATCATTGTTGCCTATGGTATGAGTTTCTTGGTGATGCTTGCGACACAGCGGCAAAACTCTCATCCCTTCGTGAACTATCTCGCGGCGATTATATCCCATTCCTACCGCATCTACGTGGTGTAGCTCCGTCTTTTGCCCGCACACGGCACATTTCTTATATTTTAAGCAAACGTACACGTAGCGGCGAATATCGTCGCACAGCTCGATTAAAGGCTGTTTACAAGGAATTTCCCACGCGATAATAAGTTCTACGAGAAAGTCTATAAACTCGCTTGCAAGCTCTACAGAGCAATCCGAAAACGAAAAGTCACCCGCCATTTTTTCCAACCGTTCAATTTTAAATTGAAGTTTCATTTGCTTTTTGACTATTTCGGGAAACTCGCCCATATAGTCCGCTATCTCGCCGAGCATGGCGTATATTTTTTTGCGCTGTTCCGCCGTAATAGTGCGGCTATCTTTAAGCATTATTACCGCGTCGCTATATCCGCACTTTATAAACCTTTCAATGTTATCAAACTTAGCTTGTATGGTCATGTTGCCGCTCGGAGTGTACTCGGTAATTATTCCGTTTATAAACTCCATATTTTACTCCAATGCGGTTATAAGATTGCATAAGTCCGCTTCGTCGAGGTCATTTACTTTTACGTGTCCGCCAAACATATCTTTAAGTATTTCAGCGCCTTGCTCATTTGTAAGCCCCGCTATCTGCAAAGCGTTTACAAATAGTGTTTTATTGTCAGCATTCTCTGCGCCGGGCATATCGAATACATCGGTCGGTTTTGGTTTTTTATCTTCTATACGAGCAAAGTCGTTGCCTTCCAAAGGATTCTCTTCTTTGTCTCTGCTTTTTATCTTCTTTGGTTTGGGCGGCTCCGTTTCCGCTTTCGGCTTGTCCTTAGGGTTCACAAAGTATGTATCTGCGTCGGGGTCTATCATTTCCTCGGTAGGTATGCAGAAAAGCTGAAAACATGCGTATTTAAACGCCACGCTCATTGCTTTATTACTAGATTTGTCCGCGCTGTCCATTGCCTCGCCTATTACCGTTACGGGTACTGCCGACCCGTCAGATGCGGTAAACGTAAACTTAACTTTGAGTATGGAATATACAATATTGCCGCCGCTTTTGGTAAGTCGCTCTTCTCTTGTATGCTCCAATACTTCGGGGGCGATAAATACTTTATGCTTTATAAGCGCGGGTTGCAGCGCGTTCATAACGTCGTCTACGCCGCGGTAATTAAAGTTTTGCTGACTGTTGCGCTTATCTTTGCCTATACAGCCTATATCCGCCATTACGTTGTTTATTGCTTCGTATATTTGCATATTTTATTCCTCCTCCGGTTTCCGCAGCGCCTCGAACGCGTCGCCTTTTGTCTTATCGCAAGCAAACGGATTCTTTGCCGGTAACTGTATTATTTCGTGCATAAGTCTTTCCGCAAAATTTTTAGCCTGACTTTCCGTTAAAAACATAGTGCATTCAATCTGCGGAAATTTTATAAGCACTTCATCTTTAAACTGCCGCTGTACCTTTACCTCTACGTCATCGTCTTTGTCGTCCAAAAACCAGTTTAACTCTATCTGCATTTTTCTTTCCATTTCCTTTTACTCCTTTGCTTTTTTTAGCGGCGGTTAGCTACTCCGCCTACCTATAGGTTAATTGCCGCAGATATGGGATTTGAACCCACCGTCCGTAACTCCGCTACGGATACGCGCCCTTTCGCTGCTCTGCGTTAAAGCGGGTCTTTGCCCGCCCTATTCTTCGTCTTCGCCGAAATCTTCTTCAAAACATTTTTCACATACCGTATCGCCATATACGGTGCGGTACTGCTCTTTGTACGTTAGATCTGTTCCGCACCGTTCGCACCGAGGTTCTTCGTCCCAACCGCAACCCCAGTTGCATGCTGCCGCGCTTACTACTATACCGTTTTCTAAATCTCTCAGGTTATTCATGCTCTTTCTCCTATGGGTACAAGCCTAAACGCCCTTATTTTTGCCTTTGCCTGTTCTTCGTTGCCATATACTCCGCGAACCATTTCCGCACCGAATTCTTCTATAGCTTTCATGTTTGCTTTTTCAAGGCTCCGCGCATGGATTACGGCATAACAACCGCTATACTTGCTACCGAACCCGAAAAACACGTAAAACGTCTTGTAAGCGCATTTACGCGCCGTAGCAGGCGTTCTCATATCTTTTCCCTCCTATGCTTGCCAAAGTTGCTCTTATGGGCGCTACGGCTTGTACGGTTGCTTTTATGAACGTAGGGTGACGCCGCCATAACTTCATACGCTTTAACGCCTCGTCTTCATCGGCTATAAGCGCCCGTTTTGCCCCGCTATGAGTTTCTACTCTTAATAAATACATTTTCTTTTTCTCCCGTGCTTGTCCTATTTAGCGGAGAGCCGAGCTATAACCGACTCAGCTTCTCCGCAATCTCGGCTTGCTGTGCCTCTAATTCCGCCCGTCTTTGTTCCGCCAAAATATGTTTGCGACGCAACCGTTCTTTTTCGTAATAATTCGGGTCAAATACACGGTTGCACTTTACATGAAAATCGTAGTTTTCTTCGGCAACCACTATGTACGGTTTTGACATGAATTCTTTATGAGTAAGAACTTTGCCGTCAGCCATTACGTGAGTGACTTCGGGACAAACCTTTTTTCTTCTCATTTAGGCACCTCTCTTACTTGCTTTATATTCCCCACTGCCCCGTTATGTGCGTGGAACGAATAAATACACTGTTTCTTCTATGCTCAGCTCGAGTATTTCGGCGAGCTTTGGGATCGCATCAAGCGGCGGATACGCCTTGCCGCACTCCCATAAAGATATTGTTTGCTGTACCTCACCGAGTAGTTTTGCGATATCTTCCTGTGTGAGATACTTCTTTTTGCGACGTTTAGTGAATTCTGTCATACTTCACTCCCTGCCGAGCAAATAATCTGCGGTGCATTGTAGAGCGTCACAAATCGCCAAAAACACTTCCAAACTCGGCTTGCGTATACCGTTTTCGTATGCCGCTATCATTTGCTGTGTGACGCACGCTTTTTCACCGAGAGCCGCTTGCGATAGTCCGAGTTGCTCTCTTCTTTCTTTCAATCTTTCCTTAAACATGATTTTCTCCTAACGAATTTTTGTTTTACAACGACGAGGTTTTATGCTATAATGTTATCAACGCCGTTGTTGTAAGTATAGTATAATTTGAAAAATTCAAATTGTCAAGCAATTTATTTGAATTTTTCAAATATTTTTTATATAAAAAATCCCCTCTTACGAAGGAGAAAGGATATGACTAAATACGATATCATAACATTAGTAATTTCATTACTTGCTCTAATTTGTGGCGTCCCCGGAGGAATATTGTCAATTATTGATATTAAATTAAGGAAGCTGCGAATATCCGTTTCATTTGAACGTCAATATTGTATTCCAACTGAAAACACCGGAACATATAAATTAAATATTCGATACAATATAGCGAATAAATCTCCGAATCCTTTTACTATAAGAAAAATTGAAGCACTATACGACAAACACACTTTAGAAGTTTATAAAGAAACTTATAATAGCAGTGGCACTTTTGAAAACATTCCAATTGCCGCTAATGCTTGTCAAGATTTCCCATTGTCATTTACATATAATAAACCTATTGAAAAAATGTTCAAATTAAAAATTTATACAAATGTCAATGTGATAAAACAGAAATTATTGTTAGCGTCAGACTTGCGATACCGCAAAGAAAGCCACTAATGCTCAGAACCAATCTTATAATTGCATTTTTCATTTTCATTCCTCTTTTAATAGGTAACGCTTAGCTGTTGCTTTTGTCCCTGCTCTTATGCAAGTTGTAGGCTGTTTGTGAACTTTCGACTAATAGTCCCAATGTTACACTATAATTATTATTTTCTTTTGTTTTGCAAATTTTCCGCGTTTCATTAAACGCTAATGTAAAAGACGTTGCGAGTGAAGCCTTTAACCAGCTTTCTATATCACTACTATTTTCGTTTATAAGCATAAGTGTAAGAGCCTCTATTAATAGATGTACTTCTCCATTATTTAGAGCAATTTCCCTATCATCATAAAGCAATACCAAATGCCCGTCCTTAAAATCAAATAAACAATTAACTCCTCTACCTATTTCAAACTTATACGTAGACATTCTTCTTACCTCTTATTTTTCTCTTCCCAAAAGAAAATCCGCACTACATTCAAGTATGTCGGCTATTACTCCCAATATTATTGCCGACGGTACATACATACCCTTTTCGTAAGCGGACATAGCTTGCTTTGTTACGCCTACCGTTTCCGCTAAAGCTGTTACCGAAAGCCCTTTTAGCTCTCTTGTTTGTCTTATTCTTTCTCCGAGTGTCATATTTACTCCTTTTGTCAACCTAATTGACGAACGTATTTTTTTATGATATAATTTAATATCTTTACTTATGAGGTTTAGCCTATGGCAATTTTTTATCACTTAGATAGAGACAAAACCATACAGGGCGATTATATTTTTCCTTACTTAAACCCGCAAAATTATAAAATCAGTAAACTTTTTCCCGAAGTATCCTACCACGGTTCACATTATTTATTGCATGAAGAAACGGACTATAGGTCTGTAATGTGTGAATGGATTTTAGAATATGTACGAAAGACTATGTTCCCTAAAATGCCTTCGCGTTTCAAATGCTTATTTGCCTCAAAAACAAAAAAAGAAACTTTACGGTGGGCTGAATACTGGAACAAAACCGACTTTAATATAGTGGAAATAGATACGGATGACTTTTACGAATTGGATTGTTCGTGGTTTACCGATTCAACCAATTTGCGTATGCCCCAACTAAATCCTCATTTGCCTCAAAAATACGCTTATCCGAAATCAACTGCTCGCACGTTTGAAACAGCAGTAAAATACTGGAACGGAGAGCATTCAGATACTCCTCGTTTAGAGATTTTAATTCCTCTGCCTTGTCGGGTAAAGAATATTTACCGTCAGAGCGATTAAACAAATGTTCTCCATTCGGCATTGTATGATTTATATAAGACTGAAATTGCGGTAGCGTTTCTTTATCATAGCAAGTTAAACGTGCAGAAAGAAAATCTTTTATACGCCATTTTCTTGCCCCGCACTCATCAAAATGTACACAGTCTACACATGGAATATTTATATTCACCCATACCACCCCGTCAATAATATTGACAATATATATTATAATATAGAAATAAATAAAAGTCAAACAAATTTGAAAAATTCAAATTGCAAATATCAGAAGGAGTATAATATGCCTATAAAACAAATGAATCAAAATATCAATTTGACAGCTAAGCGTATAATAAACACGCTTGAAAACAGCAATATTTCCGCAAAGGACTTTGCGGCTAAAATCGGAGTAAAACCATCAGCTATATCAGATTGGAAAACGGGAAAAACTACATCTTATACTAAGATTTTACCGATAATAGCAGATACGCTTCAAGTTGATATCAGTTATCTCCTCGGGCGCACTAACACCCCGAATATAGAATCCGATAATTTTACTCCAGACAACTTACGCTCAGACTTGGTAATCCCCGATATCTTAAAGCAAGTCGGAATCGGATTCAGCGGCGGCGCGGAAAACCTTACACAAGAAGATATCGACAATATGGCTCTTGCTTTAGAAATCGGTAGGCGAAATAAAGAATCTTAATAATTTTTAATTGTTGACAAATGCTGTCAACAATACTATGGTATACTTATCGCATGAGGTAACGTAATGGACTTGAATTCTTTATATCAATTTGCCGAACGGAACCAAATTAACGTGATGAGTTTCCACACGCCGCATAAAAAAGCATACTGCATGAACGGCGACGGCATTCAAATCATAATTATGGACTATTCCAAAATAGTTTCTGAGCGAGAAGAAAAAGAGATACTTGCGGAAGAAGTAGCTCACTTGCAAAATAAATATTTATATTTTCTTACCGACTATTCTAATCCTAATTTTGCCTCAAATGTGCGGAAATGCGAGGCTAAAGCGCAACGCAAAGCTGCGGAAATGCTTATTCCGTTACAAGAACTTAAGGAAGCTTTATACCGCACTTCGGAGATATGGGAGCTTGCGGAAATTTTCGATACAAGCGAAACGACCGTGCGAATCGCTCTTGAACACTATAGACGAAAAAATTTGATATAAAGCAAACTCATAACGCTTTACTTAACATATTCGCTATTGACAAACTATAATTATAAATGATATAATATAGTAGAATATTAATTATAAATTTTCGAAACGAGGTGCATTATGAATATTGATTTAGCACGCGTGACTAATGACATCATTTATAAAGCAAATGAAGAAAATATGTACTTACCTCCCACTAAACTACTAAAGCTATTATATTTTCTCTATGGACATTACATACAAAATACCAATGAACCACTTTTCCCAGAACGTTTTCAGGCTTGGGAGTATGGTCCAGTCATTCCAGAGCTTTACAATCGTATTAAAGGAAAACAAAATGTTAATCAACTGATTGAAATGCCAAACGGTAAATGTTATTTAACAAATGCTTATACTGATTACGGTAAAACATATTTTAAAGTTTTTAACTATGTTTGGTCAAAATATAGAGTATTTTCCGCGACGACTTTGAGTAGTTTAACTCATGCGCCAAATTCCCCTTGGTATATTACAAAAAAGCAATTAGGCAATTGTAGTGAAATAGACCCAAATTTAATTCGTAGGTATTTCAATGGGGAGGATATTTCCAATGGATAAGCAATCCAATGAATCTTCTCCAATTAACAATGCTCAAGATATAATAACCGATAAAATTACGAATAACGAAAACATAATTTATAATGCTCAAAATATTATTCGAGATACAACACTAACAAAAGAAGTAGAAACAGACCAAATCAACAAACGAGAAGGATTATATAACGATTTAATAAATTCTTACAATGAGCATTTTAAAAAAAAGAGCGCACACAATAGAAGTTTAAAAATTGCATTTTTTATAATTCTCATGTCAATTATATCTATTTTGATTGTAGGCATGGTTTTTATGTGCCTTTATGTGATTAAAACATGGAATAGCACTAGCCATGCTCTAACAATAATACTTTCTGGAATAGCAACAATTTTATCTACTATTATAGTACTACCAATGATTATTTGCAATTACCTTTTCAGCAAAAAAGAGGACAAAGATTTGTTGGATTTTATTTTGCAATTAAATCATAAAAATATTGAGCCATTCAAAACGAAAGACTACAATGACGATTATGATGACTATGACGATATATTTTAATCCATGAAAGCAGCATTATACTGTCGCGTATCTACGTTAGAGCAAGCTACCGAGGGATATTCTATCGGCGTGCAGAAAGAAAAACTGCAAAAATACGCCGAATCGCAAAGCTACGATATTGCCGGTACGTATTCCGACGAGGGATTTTCCGGCAAAGATTTAATGCGTCCCGAAATGGAGAGGCTTATTGAGGACGTAAAATCTAATAAAATAGACGTTGTGCTTATTTATAAGCTCGACCGTCTTTCGCGCCACGTAAAAGACGTTCTCGAACTTGTAGAACTGTTTGATAAATACAAAGTATCGCTATACTCGCTCAACGAAAATCTTGACCTCTCTTCCCCGTTCGGCAGAGCCGCTCTTAAAATGTCCGCTACGTTCTCAGAGCTTGAACGCGAAACAATAGTAGAACGCATGGAAATGGGAAAACACGCAAGAGCCAAAAGCGGAAAATACTCTTGCCCTGGTAAATCGCCTTTCGGCTATAAGCTGAATAAAGAGCTTGACAAAATGGAGATTGTTCCCGAAGAGGCGGAAGCCGTACGCGACATGTACGCAAAGTATATAGAGGGCTACTCTTTCAGAAAACTCTACGCTTACTGTAAAGAAAAATATCCGGACATACGTTTCTTTTCAAACTCAATGTGCTGCAAACCGGTTATCGAAAGACCAATGTACGCAGGATATTTTTATCATAACGGCGAACTTATAAAAGCTACCAACTATGAACCTATAATTACTTATGAAACGTATCTGCAAGCTCAAGAAGCAATAAAGCGCAATACAACAAAGCGCGAACATGACAACACTCCTTACATACTTACAGGTCTTATAATCTGTGGCAAATGCGGACACGCATTTAGCGGCAAGCGCAGAACCCATAAAGAGAACGGCAATATCAAATATTCTTATACCTCTTACGGCTGCTCGGCAAGATTAAAATACAATCCCGACGAACACGGAAGCGCCCCTTGCAAAAACGAAATCTACTCTACGGACGAATTGGAGGACATTATAGAACAATCGGTTTGCAATTTAGAGTTCACCGAATTTATAACGCCGCAAACGTCTACCGGGCTTATTGATAAACTACTTGTTGAAAACGGCGAATTGAAAAAGCAGAAAGAGCGTATGCTCGATTTATACCTTACGGAATCTATAGACAAAGATACTTACACGGAAAAGTTCGACGCCATAAATAAGCGCATACAAAAAAATCTCGCCGTAATAGACAGCGAAAAACAAACCCTAACCAAATCCCCCACCGTTTCAATAGAATATTTAAAGGAACGCCAAAAGAATTACCCAACCGCCTCTAAAGCGGACAAACGCAGATTTTTACAGCATATAATAAACAACATAATAATCGACGGCAAAAAAATACTAATAAATTGGCAAGTTAAGTAAAATTACTTGCCTTTTTTTACATAATATGCTAGTATTCTATTGAAATATACATTTATTTATTGTAAAATAGGTATTTTATTGAAGTAACGCTATAAACAACAACTTCATAAGTGACCGAAAATGTATGTTTCTATTATAAATTATTATAACAAATCCGTTACATAAAGTCAAAATATTCGATTATGCAAATATACACAATTATCTACAACGGTATCTTATGCCTTTCGATATTTAGTAGAATCAAAATGCAAATTCAAGGAGATTGAAAATTATGGACACAAAAGAAATGGACAAGTATGAACTTACGCTTATCAAAAAGTTTCTTATAAGCAATGGTTGCTCTCACTTTACGTACGAAGTTTTAGACTACACGGCAAAAGCTGTAGCAAGTAAACTCGATATTTTGCAAAATATGTACATGTGTCAAATGTACGAAGAACTTGCAGCCGGCAGAACAAACGCAAACTCGTTACATGCAAAACTTCACTACCATATTAAAAACAATCATGATATGGTACGCAAAAGCATACATGCTAATTACGGTTACGATATAGGCGAATATATTGGTGTTAAAAGTTTTATAGACCAAATCGCATCTGTTTACAGCGTTATAGATTTTTAATAGCATTTAACAATAAAAGCGGCTACCGTATAGTAGCCGCTGTGTTGTCTCTCCCTTTATTCAATTTGGGAACGCTTGCCCACTCCTCAAATTCGTGCAAAAAGGCAATGCGCCTTAATATTACTTTGTTTTTGGTTTCGGTAATGCGCGCATAACCTTCGCGTTCCGCGCTGAACGCCGTATAAATAATGGTATAGCATTTAAGCAAAAACATTGCCCACGCGGCAATACTCGTTATATCCTCCGCAAGCTTAGGCACGAACAGCGATAAAAATACGCTTATAATAACGGCTTTAAAAGTTCTTATCAGTATACGAATACTCTTGTCCGCGTGTTCGTTGTAGTTCACACCTATCCCGTCTACCGTCCGGCTGTCCGACAGTATGTCTATAGAGCTTATAGGCTTAACGCGTATCTTACCGTTCTTCACGCGGCGTATCGCCTTTATTTGCCGCCTGTTGTAGCCGTCTTTAATAAGCGCCTCATCCGTCATGACGTTAAGCGTAGAATCGTACAAATGCCTGTCTATACCTACGTTAGCGAGACTTACGTTTATCTTTTCTTCACGCATTTGTTCCGTCTTCGCTTTACAAAACGCTTTAAGCTGAGAGAGTTGTCCCGCGTCGGTGACGGCTTTTATCTGCGCACCGTAAATTGCCGCATTATCTTTATACGCCGACTGTTCCTGAGATTTCGCCCTTTCCGTCCCTGCGTTTATCCACGTAATCGCTGTGGTTACAATCAAAGCTATGTTCACAGCAAGCGTAGGCAAAAACTCTTTCCAAGAAAATTTTTCGGCTGTTTCGAGTACGGTAAACTGCAACAATAGCAGTAATACGATTACGCAACCGCTTATACAAAACGGTATAATTCTTTTTATCTGTTTCATTGTTTATCCCCTCCGTGCTTAGCCCATACGCACCTTGCCGCCAAAACGCCGAACACAGTACCCAAAACAAACGAGCCGAGCGAAAACCCTATCGCGCCCGAAAGTTTCATAGCGGCGCATTCGAGCGCTTTTGCGGCTATAAGCATTGCGCCGAGTATAAGAACCGGCAACACGCCGTTAAACACGTACATTACCGTTCGTTCGCGTTTAAGCTCGGATATTAGGTTGTTTATTTTTCCTTCGTCCGATTCCACTTTTAAATCGCTTTCATGCTGAGCTATTGCCGCAGTTAGTTTGGCGATGCGCGGTTTAAGAAACGTATTTTTAGCTATTAACAGCATTACTACAATAAGCATTATGCCGCCGAGCGGGAGTTTGAACTTAAGACCGCCGCTAGTATCGGCATATTCGCATAGTATAAAAACAAGCGGAGCTACCGCAGTAAACAACGCTTGTAATACCGTATATGTAATATACTTTTTGCGCATAACCGTCACTCCATATTTACGTATTCGCTATCTGCGGCTTGCGCGGCGGGATTTATTTCTATAGGCTCCAACTTAACGGTAGCAATAACTTCTTTTTCCTTGGGTACGTAACTATCGTCCAACTCCCCTATTGCTTTTATAAGCTCTTCCCTCTCCTCTGCCGTAAGCATTTTAAGATGGGTAAGAGCGCCGGCTATAAGCGTAAGCAACTTTTTATATGAATTGGTTACGTCTACGGATTCCGCAACTTTTTTGCTAAGCACCTCGGCAATCTCTTTAAGACGCTTTTCAACTATGCTCGTAATGTCTACGTCTATCGTTTTGCCGCCCAGCTTGTCCGCGACTTTTTCCGCTATCTTATTTACGTCGTAAACTTCCGACGCTTTGACTATTAGCCCTTTGCATATAATACGAGCTATTACCGCTATAATCGAGCCGCCTCCGAGTGCGGCTACTACCGTAAGCAAGTACGGTTCTACTACATTCCAAACTTCGTTCATTTTTTTATTCTCCTTTAATTTATTATCGTAGGGTCGTAGTTTGCTTCAAGAGCAGCAATGCGTTCACTTAAAGCGTTTACCATTTCCGCCGCTGCATTAAATCTCGCAACCGCTTCGTTATATTTAGCGGTAAGCTCGGCTATTTGCTGTTCCGCAATTTTGAGTTTTTGCTCCTGAGTGCAAAAACGTTCTTGTGTTTCTTCTTTGAATATGCAAAAGGCTTGCTCGGATTCGGCAAGCCTTTTCAGCGCGTTATTAAATCTCTGTTCCATGACTCCTCCTTTAACTATAATACCGCACGCGTTCCGGCACGTTTTCAAAAGCGGATTCTTTTAAATCGAGCAAATCACGGTACCATTGCATGACAGTACTATCGTCTTTTTCTCGTCCGCGCAATACGGCTTTCTCCCATTTATCGAAAGCCGTTAATATCGGCTGCCTTTGATTGCGAAACGACTCTAATTTGCGTTCTTGCAGTTCCTCAGCGGTATACGGTACATAAACCAGTATATCCTCATACTCATCCCATGCCTCTTTTGCAGTCACAGGCTCTATCGGCTCTATTTCTTTTACATCCTTACCGCCATTAGGACATATCTTTACAACCTCATACATTTTGCCGTCGCCGCCTACTTCCGTTTCAATCCCTTGATTTTTTAACTCTGCAACAATGTCTTCTACGGATTTGGCTAATATAGCAGGTTCGGCTTTATGATGAGTTTTAAGCAATTTATCTTCTACAACATATCCAAGCGAATAATCTATTTCTTTTTCGTTAATCTCTTGCGTTTTTGTTATATCAAATATTCTCATTTTAATTATCTCCTTATATTTAGGCGGTTCTAACCCAACAATACAAACCGTAATAATACGGATGATACGCGTTTCCATCTCCGGTTGCCACAGTTTCGTAATTTTTAGGATACGACCCATTTGCCGTTGTTCCGTTAATAGTTTTCGACCATTCGGTAGAACTTCCCGACAGGCTCGCAGATAAAGTGTTACCTTTTACGGTATGGGTATGCGCCGGCAAACTGGAAACGGGGATTTTATGCGTTGAACTTGTACCTCCCAATGTGCCACCGCTTGCCGTTACCGCTTTAAGATATGCGTCGGCGGTGATTTGCGTCCAACTTCCGCCGATACGATTTGCCGGTGAAGTATTTTCCGTACTAGATGCATAGAGAGAACCTACTGGATGTTCCATAAGTTTATATCCGCCAATTATTTGCCAATACGTTCCGTCGTACATAAACGCTATAACGTCGCCCGCAAGCCATTTTATATAAGTTGTTGTTTCTCGCGCTTTTATTGTTTTAGCGCCGAATCCGTTAAGGTTTAACGTTACTTCGCCGCTTATTGAGTTCGCATAAGTAAACTTTACGGTTATTATCATACCCACAGATAAAACAGCTCCTGTAATGCTTACGGCTTTAGTCGCTACGGACGCCGAAGTCGAGCTTGTTCCGTAATGCGTTACGTTATCCGAACCGTTAAACGATACGCCGTCTATAGTATGCGAAACCGACAGCTTAGTCGCATTGCCGGCAGTAATATTAGGATACGTTCCCGAAGTGTTGGCTTTATTGGTATCGCTCGGATGACGGTGCAATGCGTCGGCATAAGTATTTGAATCTCCTGTCTGGGCCGTTCCGTCCATTAAAGGCGTTGCAGTTCCTTTCGGCACAGCGGTATTCGGAGACGGTATCCCGCTGTCCGTCCATGCGCTGTTTGTGTATAGCCATTGATTTCCGCCTACTATGTAAGCGTAATCGTTAGGCGTTGCAGTTGGGTATGCTGCCCGCAATGCATCCACGCTATCGAACATGCCGCGAAAATGGCTCTCGTTGGTTATATCTTCCCTAAGCCCTTGTATATCCGACGCAAGAGTAGCTTCGGCGGATTGCGCGCGGGTTGTTTCTGTCGTTATCTGATTTTGCAAATCCTCTTCGACGGTTTCTGCTCTTTGGGTTTCCGCAGCTATATCCGCGCGCGCTACGGCATCTACACCCGTATTTACAAGCTCGTTTATCTGCGTTTGCAGCTTTTCCTCTTCCGCCTCTGCCCTATCTGTTTCCGCAGCTATATCCTTTCGCGCCTGCGTGTCCACAAGCCCTTTTCCGTTCCACACGCGAACGGTCATGTCTACGGGCGACGTCACGGTTATTGTTATATCCCCCACTGCATTTACAGTATAATCCTCGTAAGCGCCTTTAAACGCCTCTGTTTCCGTTTCGTCAAAGCTAACCCATAAATCATTCGGGGTGGCTCCGTCTATCATTTGTCCGTGCAATGCCGCCGTTAGAGTATAGCTGTAACTGTTATCCAACGCAGTCCAAGCCGTACTCGGTATTTTAATCGTACTTGCGGCGTTTACGGGAATAGGCGGGTCTTCCCCGTCACCAATAACTATGGGCGCACTTATAACTCCGAAGTTATCCGTATAGCGTATCGCGTTGCTTGCACCCGGTACTTTTTCAATACTTGCTACAAGACTTCCCTGCACTCTGCCAAGATATTTTAATATAATCTCGTATACGCTCGGTTCGGGAGCGGCTGGAAGATTGGGCAACACGCTTTCTTCGATAAAGACTTTGCACATATAGCTTGTTGTATTGCCTTGCGCAGTTATCGCATTTAAAGCCACGTATAATTCGCCCATAAGCTCCGTTACCGAACTGCGCAAGTTATAGTGCCATGTCCCTACTTTACCGTTTATACTCTGCGGTACGTAGTCCATAGGCGCGTATCGCGAACCGTCGGGAGACTCCCAATAAAGCCCGTTAGGCAGTACAAAGCCTATTGTGAGAGCCGTAGACTGAGCAAACGGAGCGATAACGGTTATTTCGTCAACGTTGTCGCTCCCCTGATAAACGTGTTCGGGCGTTACCTTTTCACAACTCCCGTCGGCGTTAAGAAAAATCACCATATTATTTACCTCCTTGTAAATTAAAAATATCGTGTTTAAGAGTTATGTACGGCATTGTTACGGTTTGTCCTGACGCAATAGGTTCATTGGAACCGAAAAGGAATCCGCCTTTTTTGGAAACGACCGCCCACGCTTGTCCGTCAACGGGCGAAGTAAAATCTTCGAACTTTAACTGTTTAGTAGTTATCGTTATATGATTAGGTGCGCCCGTAGCGTAAAAGTCATAAATATGCGTAGCGTTTGATATATCCACTTTTTCCGCAAACTTACTTATTCTATCCGGCAAAACGTATAAACGCGCTTGGTCGTCAAAATCCAAGTTAAGCGTACTTACCAAACCGGAACGCCGCGCAAAAGCCGATCCTATAACGTAATTGCGCTTATTTGTAACGAATTCAAGCACATAGTTTACGGAGAGTATTTCGCGCCCGTCCTTGTCTACGTAAAGCCCGTCGCCTACCGTTCTTATAGTAGCCGTATCATCCACATCTTCGGTAGTTGCAGGCAGCAGTTTTCCTATTTTTCTCTGTTCGGTTTCGGACGCAGGCGACTCCGTTTGACTCTTCATAGAAAATTTAAGCGTTTTTATGCGCCCGTAATAATCGCAATATGCTACGGCATTTGTAAAGTATCCGCTTACGCTTTCCTCGCTTTCGGATTGCGCCTGTGTTCCCGCGCTGTAATTGTCTTCATAACTGAATGTAAATACCATTGCGTTGCCTTGCGCAGTTGCCACTACCGGCAAATTAACCGTTGTAAGCTCTCCGCCGCTTTCGTCGTAACCCTGTGCAATCACGTTGGATATGCCGTACAAATTGAAAAGGCCAGGACTACTACCGCCTTTTAACGCAAGCGCTAAGGGACGGATATTGCGCATAAGAGTATCGTCGGATTCTACCTTATCGCCAATAACAAGATAATCAGCATATTTTATATCTCGTCTGTACGCTGCTTTTTCAGAAACTTCGTAAAACCTTCTAACGCTGTTTATGCCTATGTACTCGCTTAATCTGTTAAAGTCCTGCGAAAGAGTAAGCATACATTTTATAAGCGTAGGATAAAGTTCGCACGTTACGCCTGCTATGTAGTATTCGTCGCTGTACATTTCGCCTATTTCGGGTATAAGCGAAAAATCCCCGAGATTATATGTTACTACTCGGTCTACGTTTCCCATACGCGCAACCGCGCCTTTCATGTTTTCGCCGTAATGCCGCGTTTCCACTATGTTTGCGCCCTGATTGTAGCAGAGCGTGCGCGGCTCTTTAAAATCTCCTATGTACTGCTTTGTTTGCTGCACGCGCGCAGAAAATACCGGAATATACGAAACTTGAAAAGCAAGCCCGGGATAATTGACGCCAAGAGCGGATAAATTTTCGCCCGTCGTTTCTTTTAGTATTTTTAGTATGGCGTAATCCCCCAAAACATCATTTAATTTTTGCTGCTTAAAAAATAATCCCTCTATGTTTTTACTGCCTTGCGTGTAATACAGCGCATACACGCGGCTTGTAGGATAAATAGCCGTGTAACTGCTCATGCGATTGTATTCCGCTTGTTCAAACACGTAAGAGGTAATATCTCCGCCTTTAATGCTTGTACCGGGGATATATCCGCATTTAACCTCTTTTATTTCCTGTATGGGGTACTGCGTGGGTATAATCATATTATTGTCTTTTACCTGAGCGTACACTGTTTCGGTACGAGTTGTTTTATATCCGTCTACATACGGTTCGGTAATAGTTCCCTGCGCAGGGTCTGTAAGGCATACGAGATTGTCCACTGTGGAATCCAAAGCCGAGCAGTAATTCTCTATGTCCTGCGAATACATGTTGCTTATGTACGGATATATGGGGTTGGCAACTTTGGCTTGTTTAGTACCGCCGAGCATATCAAAGTAAATTGTGCTGCCTTTTAAGCGCGGCACGCCGTGTATATAGCCGCCTATTTGGTCGAGAACCTCTTTAAGCGTACAGTTGGTAAAAGCGAACTCGGGTGCCTCTATTTCCGAAAACTCGGCGTGTTGTGTGTCGTTCAGCTTAAAGCGCGGCGCTACGCCCGCAAGGTGCGGTTCGCAGAGGTTTAACACGCGGTCTATTACAGATGATATATTCCATTTTTCAAGAGGTAATTTATTATATACAGCATTGAAAGTGTAAATAGCTTTTGTTCCCTTGCCAAAACCCAAATCTATATAATATTCAACTTCATAAGTTCCCTCTTTTAACTTCAAATTTATAGGCGTTCTTCCTGGATATGTTTTACCATCTTGTTTATAAACATCTGAAATTCTTTCTATTTCCACTTTATTATGTCTGATTATCATGTAATTCAAGATAATCTCAAAATGATTAAGTTCCCAATTAAATACCGCAGAAACAGATGGGAAATAGTGTTCCGTATTCGAAAGCTCACTCTGACTGTATGCCGATATAGCTTTAGGTTCATTTATCGGTGACGGCAATCCATTATAATAATCTGGAATAAATGTTTTTACCGGAGTAGCTAACGGCGAATTTAACGTATAAGTCCGACCCAAGTCATTTGTAAATGTAAGCGCGTCTACAATAATGCCTTCGAGTATCTTTGTTTCTTCCAAACACATAATTTCATGGTCGAAAGTATTATTACCTACGGGTACCTCCGCGCTCTGGTCGGTGGTTACTACCGTATTAAGCTCAATCTGTCTGCCTTTTTTATCCGTCATGGTTATTGTTGCGGGCGTTAGCGGCTGAAATATCTTCTGCCGTATTCGCTTTACCGACAACCGCGTTTCATCAAGCCGCTCATCAAGCAGCTTACTCCACTTAATAGGAAAGACTGTTTGTTTGGTATAGTCTTTACCGTTAATGATTACTTGAAAATTGTTATTTGTTTTTACATTTGGCATAAAATATTCTCCTTAAATTATTTGACTTTTATTGTAAACATTTGTATAATTGATATTACAATTTAACAAACACTTTGGAGGTCTATTGATATAAAAACGAGTACCCCCCCAATGATTTTGAGAGCTGATTGCAATCCCCTATTTTCAGTCTCTGTACTAAAGAAAAAGCTATTAAGAATATTACTAACTAAGTGTATGGAGGTTTTTTTATGAAAAAGCGGATTGCTTTTTTTATATCTGCAAATTTGTTGTCTTTACTCTCATACAGTGAAAAAGGAATCTAAAAATGAATTTTCTCATTGGATTACTGTATGTTGTTGTAATAGGCTCGATAATAGTTTCTATAGTGCTATCAATAGTTAAAAAAATACAATACAACAAAATTATTTATGGTGTTCGTATTGGAATGACTGAAACAGAAATAATTTCGAAATACGGTCGTCCGTCTAAAACTCTAATAATAGACAATCATACTAAACTAATAAGTTACTCAACATTTTATTGGAACGGCTTATTATTTGGTGGTACTAAGTACCGTGAAATTACCATTGTAGTAAAAGACGGTAAAATTTTTAATACTTCTGCGTCATAATTCAAAATGGCGAATAACTAGTCCTTTTGTTTTATGCCACTTTTTGTAATTGCGACAACGGGACTAGCCTATCGGGATTTGCCATTACCTTTGCCGCCACTGAGCCGAAGAAACAAACGCACTTAAAATATATTGGAATTTCAAATAACCTATTGACATAATCTAAAATCGAGTGTATAATAATAGTAATAAAGATTAACACGACGACAGAAATTATGCACCGCGCTCGCTGTCGCTTGTAATGGAAGGAGCCGCGCGGCTTCCCGTGTTAATCTTTTTTTATTGCTTTTTTCATGGCTTTATCAAATCCACTCGAATCGACATAATAAGCATGACCAATTTCGAAATTAGCTTTACTAATGTCTGTATCCAAAAGCACTAAACCCATTTTTAGCCCTCGTTTATCTTCAATTTCAACAAAAGACGCCAAATGATAATAATTTGGATTATTAGGATTAGCAGGGAACACGTCAATAGGATTATAAAGCGCCTCAGCAATAATATCTTGCATGGTTTTATTTGTTACATCAAAATGCTTACCAAGATTACGCTTTATTGTATAACTTTTCAGTAAAACAGGTTTACTTTCAGTCAAACCCATTTTCTCAAGCTCGCTCTCATTCAGTTCCGGCAAGATATTGTCTTTTGAAAAATCTATATGTACGCTCGCAATCTTTTCTTCGGGCGTCATTTTCTTTTCCGCACTTTTTATAGGCGGTAACTCATCGGATACTTCTCTTTGCAATTCCGCCTTAAGCTCGCTTGCGCTTTTATTTGTAAATTTACCGTCACCGGCGCGCGGGTGGTCTTTCTCGTTCCACTCTCGTATTTCCTTTATATCTTTTTCCGTCCATTCGTTCATTTGCCTCTCCCCTACTGCGCCCTGCTCCTACTTCCCGCATAACTCGGCGCGTAGCCGCCCGCACGGACGTTCATACCGCGCAAAGATATGTTTTCAAGGTTCTGTTCCAGTCTTAGCTTTTCGGCTTGATTTGCGTAATTTATGACCGTAGAAATAATCCCCACGCCCGCGCCTATAAGCGCGCCCGGCAGATTGCCTACCGCCAAGCCTATAAGAATATTCTCGCCTATTCCCACCGCCTGTTCGGCAACGTTATACGCAAACTGTATCCGTTGCTGCGCCTCAGTAGCTCCCGTTCTTAAACTAATGGTTTGTATATGTTGGTCTACAAACGGCTTGACAAACGGTTTTACAAAAGCTTTAAAGCTAACAAGCGCTTTTACCGCTTTCTTAGGCGTAAGCGTTTCGGTAGACGTTTGCTGCATAGCGTTACTATGCCCCGCTATCGGGCTTTGGGTCTCGCCGTCGGATTCCACGCGTATTGTAAGCGAATAATTATGCGATTCGGGCATTGTCGTTCTCCTCCTCGGTTAAATCGGCGGCCTCCACAAGCCGTACCGTATAGCCCGCGTTCTGAATGCCGTCGAGCGAAATATTTGTCTCTACAAACACCACGGAATACGTCCTGCTTTCTTTGCCTATAGAAACAACAAGCGTATGCACCGATTGCATATCTCCGTCTAACACAAAACTTCGCAAAGCCGAATTGGCGGCGTTATCCGTGATTGTCGCGGGAATTTCCAACATAAACGTAAGCGCGGTGGTATTGGCTACATTATTTGCCGCGCCGTTCGTATTGCTGTACGTAGCCGAATCCATTGCGGGAGTGCGGTCTATGGTAAGGCTTGTATACTCCACGCTTACGCCGTCAAGCGTTACCGTAAACGCCGTAGAGTTAAGCCCGTTCTGCACCATTGCGTAATTTATAAGCACGGCAAACGTAATCGAAGTACCAAGCGGCGACGGATTTGATACAATTCCGGTACTTGCAAGTGAATAAGAAGACGCAACGCTATACTTTTTACCGTCTTTATCTTCAAGCGTTTGAATAGCCGTAGACTTAAAATAACCGTCGAGTACGGCTCGGTGCGGTTCGATTATCATGGCGTCGGTCTGCGGGTTAGGAAGTTGCACAACCACTTCGAGCCGCGCCGACTGCGTAGCCACGGTAAGGTTTTGCACCGGCACTATAGACGACGATACTATTTGCAAAAGCCCGTTAGTGTAGCGCTGTTTCCCCGTTCTCGATACGAGCGCTTTTTTATATTCGCCCGCGTCGCTGTGAATTTTAAAAACGATTTCCAAATTATTTGCGGCGGACAGCGCGTTAAGTCCTTTTTCTATCTTATCCGCCAAAGTTTTTAATTCTACCATGCTCTAAGCGTTCCTCCCAATTTTTGCTGTGCGTATAAAATAGCCGTGCGCGCGGCTCTGTCGAACCAACCCTCGTTGGGGTTGTTCCACGTTCTCATTCTTTCAATTACCTCCCCCGGTAAAAAGTTGCCCATTTTGATAATCTTCCGTCTCCAAACCTCGTTGGTATAAGGCATATACGGAGCTATCTTTTCATCCACGAATATCCTAAACGTACTTGCGTCGGGCATTTCGAAACGAATGGCGTTATAACGCAAATTGCCCGTTTTTATAGGACTCATTCGCTTTATGATTTTTACGCACTCTTGTCCGAGTGCTATAAGATCTTCACGCGTCATATCCGTCCACCTGTACTACTTCAAGAACATACTGCGTATTGCCGCCTTTAACAAGCCCTAACACTTGCGGGTTAATGTCAAGCGTAACTTCGCCAACGTTAGTAATCTCCCACCACTTATTACGGTAGAAAATATGTTGCCGCGTTTCGTATGGGTGAGCATACGCCGTACGCAACAGCGTACTGTCCGAACGCGTTATTATGTTCTGCAACACCGTACTCCACCGTTTTTGGTCTTCGCTTACTGTTTCCACGCGGATTATTTTGTATTTTTGGCGCTCGTGTTCGCACCACCGCGCATACTCGAACTGGTTATGTCCCGTACAAAGTCCTCGCATATCAGTACCCCCTGTGATATAAGCCGCACGGTACGTTAGGCAACTGTCCGCAGTATTTTAAGCAATAACCAAGCCCCGGCACAAATTGGTTTGCGATTTGCTCCACTTGGTCGGCTACTTTAACTCTCCCGCGCAACCAATTTATATCAATCGTATGACCTTTGGCTATATTCACTCCGGAGAAATCGTTTACAAAGTTATTTTCAAGCACGTATTCGAGCTGGGCTTGCAGCATTTGCTTTACCCAATCCCTTAACGGCGGATACGTTGCAAGGATATATTCGAGCCAATCTCTGTTCATGGCGTCTTGGTACAAATAAAAGTAAACGGATTGCGAAACTTTATCCAACACCCGTTGAGATTTCTTTGTTACATCGGCAACCAAAGTATTATCCAGAATAACGTCCAAATCTTCGCCAAGCTCTGTGAACACGCCTTGTTTGGTTAAAACGTATCTGTGCGTTTTATAGTCGTAAGTCATTATTTCGTCGTCGTACGGATACTTTTTATCTTCCATAGAATAATTCTCCTAATTCTTTATGTTGTAATGGAAAGGGGCTTTGATTGACTCAAAACCCCTTAGAAAAGTCATGTAACAGGCTTACGCTTTTGTCTTGGCGGGAGCTGCCGCCGCCGTAAGCGCCTGCGTAGCCGCATAAGTTGCCGCCGCAGTATTAGCTTCGGCTATATTTACCGTTGCGGTCGTATATCCTTTGGCGGAAATCTCAACGCTTGCGGTTTTTCCTCTACCGAGTACGAACGTATATGTGCCGTCGGCGTTATTGAGATATCCTACAGGCTTACCGTCGCTTACTATCTCAAGCACCGCATTGGCAATAGACGCGCTTTCCGCGCCTGTTACGGTAAGCGTAACGGTAGTTGTGTTTTTATCATCGTAAACGCCCACGCGCTGTGCTTTGCCGTAGTCGGATTTCACGCCGTACGAACGGATTATTTCGTCGAAATCCGCAGGCGCTATTATGTTGCCCTGCTCGTTCACGGGGTTTACAAAGTCCGCAAGGTTGTCGCTTGCCGATTCCACGACAAGACCGATAGACGAAGGACGAACAACGCCGCAACCCCATCGCCACAAGTTTTGGATCTTGGTACCAACCGCATTGCCGGGGTTGGGTATCGGGTTTATGGTAGTGCTTGCCACGCCGAAAGCCGTACCCTCGGCATTTGCTATGTACGCAAGCACTTTATCCCATTGAGGATACTGCGCCGCCGTTATGCCCGCATACGCGCCCGCTTGACGCCAGTAGCTATCAGGCACGACTTTGATATACACGCCCGAATACATACCGCGTATAAGGTTGCCTTTCGGTCTGCCGTCCTCAGTGAAAGCGCCGCGTACAATCATTTCCTGCGCAAGGTTACTCTGAACAAGAACGCCGTTCTTTACGGTGAAAAGCAAATCGAATAGCTTTTGTTTCATTATGATAACCGAACGCTCGAGACTGTATTGCACAATGCCCTCAGCCCACGTGGTAGACGGATTCGTCATTAGTCCGATTATCTTGTTCATTATACCTTGCAAGTATCCCTCATCGGTATTCTTAAGATTTACGCCTATAAGGTTGCCGTTGTCATTTTGAGTCGCCTGATAAAGCCCCGCTTTAAGCTGCGTTGCCATAATAGTACTGTCTTCCATGTTCGCCACGGTGTCGGGTATCATAGACGTGTACTGTGCGGCTATCGGCAACGATACCATATCCTGCGAAAGCTCGTAAATTATAGTAGCGTCGTCGTAAAGCTGATTAAACAAAACGTCTATGCCGTTGGTTTGCACCGTGTTAGGTAAGTTGCGATTCTCCAGTCCGTCGTTACCCGGCGTGCCTTTATCAGTTCCACCAGGATACTGCCCTATCGTAATTGTGCGGGGCGAATAACGCGGCGGCAACATGATAGGCACACGTACCGAAGACGCGCCTTTGGCTTGCGCCGTGCGGGACGTTACACCCATACCGTCAACAAAGATACGTGCGTTAAGGTTATTGCGCATCCAAACATTCCACAAAACGCGGTCGGTAAGTATGTCGTCCACATTGGGAAAATTCCCCTCTCCTACTCCGTATTGCGCATAGGTTTTTCCTAAATTGGTCATTACCTGCGAATACAATATGCGGTCGCTTAAACCGCTCGTTTCTACTACTGCCATTTTTTTATCCTCCTATGGTTTTATTTTCCGAGTAGATTGTCTATACGTTTTTCGTTAAATTCTTCATCACGTGCTTGTGCCACGTAATGACTACCGAGTCCGTACTTTTTTCTCTTTTCGTCGAGTACGGATTCTTCCTCTTTCTTTGCGCGGGCTTCGAGCGCTTCGATACGCGCGAGTATCTCTTTCATGCCGTCGTATTGACGTTCCTCGTGCGCGTCTTTACGGGCTTCGTCCGCTTTATCCTCGGCTTTCTCTTCTGGCGTGTCATCTTTCTCGTGAAGTTCCTCCTCGTCGCCTTTGCCTTGAGCGTGTTCTTCGCCGAGCGCTTCGTGTTCCCGAGCTTCCGCCGACTGGCTGTCTTCCTGCCCGTGTTCCCGCTCCTGCGCCGCTATGCTTTCATGCACACGGTCAGCGATAGACTGATGAAAAGATTTCTTGTCGTCATCCGAAAGGTCTTCGTAAGCCTTTTTCGCTTCTTCCAAAGTGGTCATTTTGTTGTTGTCCTCCTGTTTTTTCTTTTTTGATTTTATAAAATCTATAAGTCCCATTTTTAACCTCCGTTATGGATTTTTAGGCATTAAAAAACCGCGAGGATGATCGCGGCTCCTATGAAACGTTTTCATAAAAACAAATCTCCTTAATGTATTGACATATTTTAGTTTTGGGGATATAATAATAGTGATAAAAGTGCTATCAGTAGCGGTTCTCGCGTTTAAATTCGCGACTCGTTTTGGACGTCCGCCGTAAGACATAGCGCTTTTATTTTTGTATTTCTTTTTTATAGGCAGATAAGACACGCAAAGTATTTTTCTTTCCATCGGTTACGGCTTCCGCAACAATTTGTGTTTTAGCATCCAGCTTTTTATAATACAGAATAATAGGCGCATTTTCTCCATTTCCGTTTCTAAAATTAGACTTTTCTTCAGTTAATTTTATATTATCGTAATTGCACAATACTTTTTCTATATCTTCAAAATCCTTTTGTGTCGCCATACTATGGTCTGCTTTCCCAAATTCACCATGACGATTAAGTATATGCGCTATTTCCGTAGCGCCAATAACATGTTTTGTGGCATTAATTTTAATACCGATTAAACATTCAATATCCTTTTTTGCTTGTGTTGTTATCTCTCCGAGTTCAATTGTTTCGCTCGGATTAACTGCTCCGTTTTTTACGCGAGTTACAAAATTTGCTAATTTTTCTTTTTCATACATTTTCTTTTCGTACAATTTACCAAGTAATAAATCGTCTAACGAGCCGTCTTTATTTAAAGGTAGTTCTACACCGTTATCTTTCGCCCATTTTATGCGCCAGTTTACTTCGTCGGTATATTTTTGCTCTTTGTCAACCGGTTGCAGTTTGCCTCCGCCGCCAACTTTTGTTTCCATGTTTTCTCCTTACAAAAGTTCTATACGGCTCGGGTAATAAGCCCTGCCGTTGTCTTGACTGAACTTGATATACTCTTTACGTGCCGCCGTAGCCGCCGTTCGTGCTTGTCGGTAGCGTTGAGTATTTATGTCCTTGTACATTATCGCTTCGGTTTCCCACGCCCTCACGGTACGTTCAAGCTCACGTTGGCGTGTGTTTATAGCGCTTTCTTTACGCTGTGTGCTTTTGCTTACGTGCGGTATCACCATGCCGACGCGGTACGGCATAAGCGTGTGCCTACAATTAAAGCCGAGTAGACCGTTCTTGTAGGTCTTCCCGGCTTTGGTTGTGTAATAAATATCCGTTGCCGTTTCCAGTGGTACATAACGATTCCCGTCTTTCGTTGTGCCGCTCGTGCCGTCCAAGCTGTACACCCGCCCTTGCCACGGATAGCAACGGTTGGAACAATCAGCGTGAACGGAACACGTCACAAGTTTTATGCCCGCCGCCCGAAGTTCCGCTATCTGCTCGTTGTGCGCATTGTACCGCACTTCCATCTCTGCGCGGTTGCGCATTGAATTACGCGAATCAATATCGTCAGGGTCGAGCGCATTCTGCTTGCACAACTCCGTAATCACCGGCTCTACGCGCTGTTCGAGATACTCTTTCGCGTAGGTTTGAAGCGGCACTCCCTTCGCTTGGGTTTCCAGCACGTAAGGCGATTGACGTAATACCGTTTCCGCTTGCCGTTTTGCCGCCGTAGAAGCGGTAGGATTGACGAGTGCAAGCATAGCAAGTAAAATATGCGTTTCCATACCTAAACGTCGCATATAGGTGTTGTACTGCCGCTCTGCAAACGCGTTAAGTGAGCGATATGCCGCTTCGCGCAATACCGGCAATTTTATATCTTTCATAGCTTTACGGATTATCTTTTGCACTTGAACGTTTATAACGGCTTTATTGCGCCTATACAGCCACCCGTCGCGCACCGCAACTCTTATTTCGGTTTGAGCTTCTTCTATTGCTTGCGCTTGCGAGTTTAGCCCTCTATCCGCAAGTTTCATGATTTATCACCCGCCGAAATATTCCGTTTCGTTAAATACGTTACTGCCGAACATTTGATTTTTGCTGTCTTCGTCTATTTTCGCAAGATAATCCTTTGTTTCGGCTGCCGACAGATTATTTACTTGCTGTATTGCAATTTCACGCGGTATTATTTGCGCTTGTAAGTTTAGTCGCATATTTTCGTCGAACTTGAGCTTGTTGCCTATATAGTCGGAAAGTTTAAGCTCTATTTCGTCGCTCAATCCCTCTTGATAAGCCACTTCTTTAAGCATACGATTAAACACAGGCACATCGAGTAAATGCGCTTGACGAACGCTCGCCCTCGTAAGGTTTTCTTCAGCCGTAACTTCCGTTGCGGTTTTAGCGGAACTATCCGGCGTAAGGTGCGGAAATATGCTTGTAGGTGAAAAGCCCGAGCGTACAACCGCCTCTTTTTGATAAAGTTCCCACATTTCACGATACTGGTCCGCGCGGATATCAAACTGCACGGGAAGAGGCGCACTTTTTTCTTTCTCAAACCCGGTCGGTCTAATATACACGAAGTTTTCCGCGCCGTAACGCTCCAATTCCGCAGTAGTAATATCAAACCCTATTCCCGGATTTGTAGCTTGCAGTCTTGCAAGCGTTTGCTGCAAAAATTCACCCGGTACAATAACTTTACCCTCGCCATTTAACGTGTCTATCATGGAACCGCTGTAAACAACGTCTATACTCCACAATAAATCCATAGCCCCGAACAGCAACGGGTCTCCGAACGGCACGTCAGGCATACAACTGTTAGTAGGCGTAGCGTCGAGTTTCCACACCCCGAGTCCGTCTCTATACGGCAACAGCATTTCTTCGTTCAAATCGGTTACGCCCATTTCCAACAACTTCCGTTGAATACTCGGCGGAAGAGAATTGAACGGCAATCCGTTTTGATACGGCGACGGCAATACGGGGGATTGCGCAACGCCGCCTTTGGCAAATACCTTATATACAATCACTTTTTCTCCCCTACTATTGTATTTTCGCTCTTCGGTCAACCAATAATGAAGTTGCGTTTCGTCGTTACGCGAAAAACTGTTGAGTAATGACACAAAGAAAACGCAGCCGACTATTTTGCCGTTCTCATCGAACGACGGTAACGTGCGGTCTATACGAAAAGCAGTAAGATAATTGCGTCCGTAACTGTCGGTATTTATTTTACATATTGCGCTTCCGCCTACGTACTTGAAACGCTCCGCGCGACTCAAAAAGTTAAGAAACCGCGTGTCTTCTTGCCAAATATCCGAAAAGAATTTCGTTGTTTCGTCGTTACCTTCGAAAAACACCTTATCCCCTACGACAAGTCGAGTGGCACCGTCTATAATAGCTTTACCGGTTGCAGCGCTAAGCGACGAGTTTATGCCCCAGTCGGCAGTTGCCGAGCCGTAAGCAATACACGGTCTCACTACGTTCATCATATACGAAATAAACTGATAATCAAGTTCTGAATAATACGTTGAGCCGTTTACAAAATCGGCAAGCGGAGGCTTTGATTTGCTATTCAAATAATGCTTAAGATATTGAGGATATTCAAACATTTTAATTCTCCTTTTAACCGGCTATATTCATGTAGCCGTAATAGTAATGCGCGGTAGCGTATTTGTCCGCATCTATCGTATGGTCGGCTTGCCCGTCTGGTATTTTGTTGTTTTCGTCGTAAACAAAGCCGTCTATCTCTTTAAGACTCGGTGCATTCTCCTGAACATCCAAAATCTTGAATATCCCGCGAAAGTAACCGTTTTGAAGTCGTTTGATGTCTCGTTCTATGTTTTTATTTTCAACCGCCAAACAGTAAAATCCGCTTTTATTGCGTAGCTCTATCATGAGGTCTTGCGTAACTACCGCTGAGTCGAATATCCAACATTCGTTATATGCACCGGGCATTGGAATACCGAACGCACGCATTTGCGCTTGAAACGTTTGATACCATTTTAAAATTTCTTTCACCTGTTCGCTATTCGGGATAGGTTCGTCCCGTTCTTTTGGGTTGAGATATAGCGTAGAAAGTTTCACAAGCGTCGCGTCGCTCATTACAGCCCAGGCACACACAGCCGTAGGGTCTTTAACCACGCCGCTGTCTACGCCGTAGATAATATACAAAGGAGCATAGCCGCCGTATTGCACCATGCTCCTGAATTTATCAAGTGGGATTAGATTACGTTCGGGCTTATATGTGTAAAGCACCAAGCCTTCGAGTGAAACGATTTTACCCTCATACCAATATTCGTAATGACGCGGGTCTTTCTCTTTTGTTTCCAAAATCTCGTCGATTGTTTCTTGCTTAAGTAACTTACGAATATCTTCCCAAGTGGAGTATATTTGAGTTGCGCCTTTCTCAATGAGCTTTGGAAATTCTATGTTAGCCCAATGGTTTCGCAATGCCGGCGGATTGTAAGCATAAACTATTTTGGCATATGGTAACAAGAACTTATTTGCCGTGGTTTCCGCAGCTCTTACGTGATTAAAACATTTTACTTCGTTTGCTTCATCGAGTATTGCCATTGCAAGCGTTCGGTGTTGCGGCACAAAGCCTTTGGTTGCCGTTAAATCGTCAACTGTTTTTCCGTTAATGCCTCGAAAGTAGATTTTGGCTCTCGTGCGTTTGCAAGTAATTTCGAATGGCGAAGTTTTAACCTCAAACAAATTTTCCACGTTCATTGACTGTAATGTAGCCCACGTTGAATTGAATATATCCCGTAGGTCTCTTTGCTCCGCTCGCATATACAGCGTATTATTATACTTGCTTTCCATAGCGAGTTTAATAGCTACTGTTTCGTTAGAAGTGGATTTGCCGGCGCTTCGCCCGCTCGGCTCTACTATCTTGCGCACTTTCGCATTAAGCAACGGCGCAAACGGTTTAGGCACTATAAATCGTTTCACGAACAATCCTCCACTGCTATCACAAAACTCTCGTTATCGTTTTCGCTTTGTTCCGATATATCTTTGTCGCGTTGTCCGAGCCATTGCTTACCGAGCCAAATAGCCATTGTTGCACTCGTTTCCGAGAGTTTCATTTGATTACGCCGAAGGCTCATTTTGCCCCCTTCGCTTAACTTATTATACAACTCCGCAAAACTCTTTCCATATTCGCGCTTGCACCAACGTTCTATCGTGTCTGCCGAACACCCGAAAAGACGAGCAATTTCGGCTTGCGTGCATTGTAATTCACAGGCGCTTTTAAATATTTCTTTGTCTATGTTTATTTGTGGTCTTGCCAAATTTACTCACCTCCTTTCAAATCAAAAAAAACAACGCGGTCAACGTTGCTTTTTGTTAAAGATTTGTTTTTCTTGTCAGAGTATCACTCTTTACCTTTGCGCTCCCGAAGTAATTGTCGATATGCAACAGCAAAGTGAACATACCCATGCTCTAAATTAGGTTGCTTCAGCTTATCGCAAAGCCTTTTAAGAGCATCTTTATCGCTACTTTCTTTTAACCTAAATACTTCCAGTAGTTCATTTTCATTAGCGCCATAATCCTCTTGAAATTGAGTTACAACATTATGATAATATTTTTCCTTTTCTGTCATTATTACATCTCCTCCAAGTAAATGTGTATTCTATTATACGCATCTGTTTCTCTCTTCAATACTTTATATTTGCTCTCTTTGGAAGCCAGCACTTCGTTTTCACCGCTACTCCCCGGATATTTCGACAAATGTCTAATTGCCGTTCCTCTGTTTTGCGTAGGGCTATGAAATATAACAGCGTAACCATAGCTTTTATATTCATTTGCAAAATCTTCCGCAATCGTAATTTCATTACTCCAACTCGAAACGCCTTTCATATCATGTTCGGAACCGACAGTAAATCTTTGCAATTCTTTATCCGATAACCCAACACCTCTGAATGTTTCCCCACCATTCCACCGAGGTGCCTTTTTGATATAGTCTTCAATGTCACGCGATATCTTTGATATTTCTTCTTGATTTTCAACAGATTGACCCTGTTGGAAAGCCCTAATAGCCGAATAACGATTATCGGCATAGGCGTCAATCGCGTCAACATATTCTTGCGCTCGCTCATAACTTACACCGAGTTCTTTCTGTACGTATCCTATCTTTGTACAACCTATCGGAATATCGGTTTGCCCTCTTGGTGTTAAATCATTATTCCATGCCTTAGCACCTTGATTTTTTCTGTTTCCACTACTTTTCTCTACGAACTGTCCCGCATTATTCGGCTGTCCGCGCGGGTGTTCTTTTTCGTCCCATTCGCGTATTTGCTTAACGTCTTGTTCCGTCCACTCTGCCATACGTGCGTCTCCATATAATAAAGACGCTATTTTAATATAGCACAATTCTATTACTGTGTCAAGATAGCGTCTTATCAATTCCAACTGCGTCCGCACATTAACGGACGCTTTTTAAGGAGTAAAGAAGTTTCTCCGTGCGGTTGCTATCCGCGCGACTTCGATAGTAACATAATAACACAGAATATATTGACGTGCGTTGTCATTTTTATAGTAAATCGGCAATTTTGTGAATAGCATAACTTTTTTTACGACAAACTGTTTCTTTACTATAATTTGTCAATTCGGCTATTTTCCATAGTGACTTCCCGTCTAAGTAAAATGCGAGTATAACTTCCTTTTCTATCGGCTCAAGCGTGTCTATTGCTATGGCGAGCTTGTCTTCGAGAACGAAATACGCCTCGAGAGCCGCCATGTGTTTTTCCCGTTCGGTCTCTATCCTAAGCGCGAGTTCCTCCACTCTTGAACGCATTGCGCCGCCGCTTACGCCGCTGTTATTGAGCGCCGAAGAAATGCTTTGCGCGTCGCTTTCTATATCCGCTATACGCGCTTTAATGGCATTGGCTCTACGTTTCGCCGCTCGCATGTCCGCCAATAGGTTTCGTGCTTCTTCATACGTCATATCTTTTTACCTCCATGAACTTTATTACAGTCACCCCTGCATTTCTTTTCGGTACAGTTCAAACATACTTCTATGTACTTTCCCAATAACGTCTTATGTAGCTTATGCTGTCTTGTTTCTGTACCTATCTTAGTCGCACGCAAGCTCATAAATCTTTTGCGACAAGGCTTAGTTTCTTCACTCATGTTCGTTGCCCTCATTAACCCTCGCCTTGAAGTTCTTTAAGCCTTGCTTCGGCTTCTTCTGTAATTTCGTTATCTACGGTTTTCGTCATTACGTTGTAATGTGTTACTATACGCCGTAACTTTGCATATTTTCTCAATGCAATATCGTATTTTGCTTGCAATAGTACGCAGTCAGTTTCGTCCTTTGGTACATTACAACTAAAATCCAGCTCTCCGCTCTCGATTTTATCTTCAAAGTCGGCAAGGCGTTGGCGCAATTCGGCGGCTTGAATAGCGGCAATATTCAATGCGGCTAATTCGCAATTACATTCATTGCATGCGCCGTCTAAAATATCTTGCGGTGTTCTCTCGCACCCCTTTTCGCTTGTAGCGCGTAAGGCTATGTAATCGCAAAGTCTTATTTCTTCGCCGTCGTCGCCCATACCGTGCAAATATACTTCGCCGTCTTTTACAAACACAAAGTTCAGCAAAAAATCTTTGTTGCTTTGCGGCTTGTCCGTTGTCAATCTTTCATATTTCATTTTCTAATTCCTCCGCTATTTGAAAATTTACTGCGATAATTTTAGCCGTATCGCTTATAAGTTTCGGCTTCCAATCACGCATAATTATCGTTTTTGTTTTTTCTGCCTCTTGAACAGTGGAAAACAATGTACAATCCAAAGGATTTCGCACAAATGTATCACTTCGAAAATGTCTTTTCTTGTAATACCAATTTCCGTCATCACCCGTTACTCGTACTGCATATTTCATTTTTCAACTCCTCCGTGAGTGAATTATTTAACCCCATTGTTCCGCCATTGCTTTGGCTATACCCATAAAGGTTTTGCTTCTATCTTTTTTTGAATGAGCTACACCGTATGTGTGCCCATTTATAGACCTTGCACCAATGTAGGGAATATATTTTCCCTCAATCAATGTTGGCATTAAAGGCGGTAAACCTTTGAGCCATAAATATGTTCGTTTGCAATACGGTTCTCCAAACTCATAAGGTTGAATTATACAACTTGGCTTTGGCAACTCCATTATTGAAAGGGGCATAGGGTTTTCCACGCAGATTTTTTCGCAATCAGCTTCCAAAAATCTCATAAAAAATTCTTTCGCTGCTAATGCTTTTTTATAGCGTTCTATATTAAGCACTTTGTTAGGAAACATTCTCGTTGCTCCTGCATTTGAAAGATATGTACAAGGCGGATGTGCAATCACTAAATCCCATTTTAGTTTTAATAGTTCTAATGCGTCGCCTATAATATGCCATTCAGGGTGCCCGCCGCTACAATCTTGAATATCGCAACTGTATGCTTCGTGTCCTTTCTCTCTGAACGCGATACAAACCCTTTGACTTTCTTCACAGGCTACTAAAACTCGCATAGGTTTTGTCGGCTTTATGTATTCATTTTCAAAAAATGACATTTGTCCTTTCATTTTTTCTCCTTAAAGGTCATCAAACTCGTTATCGTCGTTTTCTTCGACTACGCTTTCCACAGTCCGCTGTTGGCTTCCGTCTGCCTTTGAGATAATCCGTAAGTCCATAAGGCTACAAAATAGCGTGTTGCGCGTCTTGCCATTCTCTCCGATATACGCCTTTTTAGACAACGAGCCGTAAA